ATGCTGGAACAAATGGGCATTGCCGCGAAGCAAGCCTCGTATAAATTAGCGCAACTCTCCAGCCGCGAAAAAAATCGCGTGCTGGAAAAAATCGCCGATGAACTGGAAGCACAAAGCGAAATCATCCTCAACGCTAACGCCCAGGATGTTGCTGACGCGCGAGCCAATGGCCTTAGCGAAGCGATGCTTGACCGTCTGGCACTGACGCCCGCACGGCTGAAAGGCATTGCCGACGATGTACGCCAGGTGTGTAACCTCGCCGATCCGGTGGGGCAGGTAATCGATGGCGGCGTACTGGACAGCGGCCTGCGTCTTGAGCGTCGTCGCGTACCGCTGGGGGTTATTGGCGTGATTTATGAAGCGCGCCCGAACGTGACGGTTGATGTCGCTTCGCTGTGCCTGAAAACCGGTAATGCGGTGATCCTGCGTGGTGGCAAAGAAACCTGTCGCACTAACGCGGCAACGGTAGCGGTGATTCAGGACGCCCTGAAATCCTGTGGCTTACCGGCGGGTGCCGTGCAGGCGATTGATAATCCTGACCGTGCGCTGGTCAGTGAAATGCTGCGTATGGATAAATACATCGACATGCTGATCCCGCGTGGTGGCGCTGGTTTGCATAAACTGTGCCGTGAACAGTCGACGATCCCGGTGATCACTGGTGGTATAGGCGTATGCCATATTTACGTTGATGAAAGTGCAGAGATCGCTGAAGCATTAAAAGTGATCGTCAACGCGAAAACTCAGCGTCCGAGCACATGTAATACGGTAGAAACGTTGCTGGTGAATAAAAACATCGCCGATAGCTTCCTGCCCGCATTAAGCAAACAAATGGCGGAAAGCGGCGTGACATTACACGCAGATGCAGCTGCGCTGACACAGTTGCAGGCAGGCCCTGCGAAGGTGGTGGCGGTTAAAGCTGAAGAGTATGACGATGAGTTTCTGTCATTAGATTTGAACGTCAAAATCGTCAGCGATCTTGACGATGCCATCGCCCATATTCGTGAACACGGCACACAACACTCCGATGCGATCCTGACCCGCGATATGCGCAACGCCCAGCGTTTTGTTAACGAAGTGGATTCGTCCGCTGTTTACGTTAACGCCTCTACGCGTTTTACCGACGGCGGCCAGTTTGGACTGGGTGCGGAAGTGGCGGTAAGCACACAAAAACTCCACGCGCGTGGCCCAATGGGGCTGGAAGCACTGACCACTTACAAGTGGATCGGCATTGGTGATTACACCATTCGTGCGTAAATAAAACCGGGTGATGCAAAAGTAGCCGTTTGATTCACAAGGCCATTGACGCATCGCCCGGTTAGTTTTAACCTTGTCCACCGTGATTCACGTTCGTGAACATGTCCTTTCAGGGCCGATATAGCTCAGTTGGTAGAGCAGCGCATTCGTAATGCGAAGGTCGTAGGTTCGACTCCTATTATCGGCACCATTTAAATCAATAAGTTACACATCATTAGTACCTTCCTTATTTTTTGACTGGGACAAATTTGGGACCGATGGATTCAGGATCGAGTCTATTTGCCGTGCGTGTTCGGTAAGGTGATTAGGTGCAAGGTGAGCATATCGACGAACCATTTCGATAGACTCCCAACCCCCCATTTCCTGTAACACTGACAACGGGACTCCGGCTTGAACCAGCCAACTTGCCCAGGTGTGTCTCAAGTCGTGAAATCTGAAATCATCAATACCAGCCCGTCTCAGCGCCGCTTTCCAGGCTGTGTTTGCGTCATACCGCATCTTCCTTACTGTTGGCGCTTTCGTTCCGTCTGGTTTGGTACAGCTTTCCTTGTACACAAATACCCAACGGTGATGATTCCCGATTTGTTTTTTCAATACGCGACATGCAGTATCATTCAGCGCAACGCCAATTGCGCGGTTTGATTTACTCTCTTCCGGGTTTATCCATGCCACCCGGCGCTGCATATCTATTTGTTGCCATTCAAGGTTGATGATGTTCGAGCGTCTTAAGCCTGTTGCCAGTGCAAATTCAACAACAGACTTTAATGGCTCCGGACATTCATCAATCAGCCTTTGTGCTTCATGGGGCTCCAGCCAGCGGATCCGTTTATTCTTTGGTTGAGGCACTTTAATAATTGGTGCCTTATCCAGCATTTTCCATTCACGCTCTGCGGCTCTTAGCAGGGCCTTTATAAATGAAAGATGCGTAGCCTTCGTTGCAACGGACGCTGGTTTTGGCGTGTATTCTGGAACAGGTTTCCCTTTTTTTCTGCATGCTTCTGCCCTGAGTTTCCAGTTTTCCTCATGACGCCGGTTTGTCATTTTCTGCATCGCTGAATAAATTTTTGATTCAGTGATGTCTCTTAGTTGCATCCCTGCGAAATGTTGAAGCCAGAATCCGATCCGGCTTTTGTCATCGTCCAGTGATTTCTTATGTGCTTTCTCTTCGAGCCACCTGACACACGCTTCCTCAAACGTCATATCAGGTATTTCACCAAGTTTGCTGACCCGCCATGCTTCAGCCTTTAGCTTGTCATGGAGCTCTGTCGCCTGCCTTTTGTCCTTTGTTCCAAGAGACTGTTTAAATCTTTTACCGTTCGGCAATGTGAAACTGGCGTACCATATTTCACTTCTGCGGAAGAGTGACATTTTCTTTCCTCTGTTATGCCATCACCCGCGCTCACCTTGATAGTATGCAGCGGAGACTGAAGCGCCGCAATGCAGGCTTGTCGCGTTGTGAGGTAAGGAGATTTTGGTTTAGTGGGGTCTTTGCGTGTTGCCTGTAGGCGGCCTGTTCGTATCCAGTTGGTAGCGGTAGGTCTGGATATCTTGAGAAACTGACAGGCCTCATCGAGTGTGAGGCTGTATGATTCCATGGTTACCTCTGCTTTTTGAACGCATGTCACGTAACTTCTTAATGTGTTCTGCCGTTTCGATCTCTTCTACTATCCGATCTGCATCAGCTTTATTCACAGGTTCAAAGTCATGATTAAAGCGGAACATGCTGGCGATACATGTTCTGCCTTTTCGGATGTAGTGAACTTTGTTGTGGGTAGAACGCAGGATTTTGCAGGGAGTGCCGTGGTGGTCGACGTACCAGGTGTTAGGAAAAATGATTCTGAACATTTTTACACCTCAGTTGGACGATGTTGAAATTTGCTGCTTTGAGGCCATCACAGTCCCCATTGTTTGTTCTTAAGTTCGATCTCCTCCTGGCAACTTGCACAAGTCCGACAACCCTGAACAGCCAGGCGTCTTCGCTCATCTATCGGATCGCCACACTCACAACAATGAGTTGCGGATACAGTCTGGTAGTTCTGACGACGCATTTTTATTGCTGTATTGCGCTGTAATTCTTCGATTTCTGATGCTGAATCAATGATGTCTGCCATCTTCCATTAATCCCTGAATTGTTGGTTAATACGCTTGAGGATGAATGCGAACAATAAAAAAGGAGCCTGTAGCTCCCTGATGATTTTGCTTTTCATGTTCACCGTTCCTTAAAGACGCCGTTTAACATGCCGATCGCCAGGCTTAAATGAGTCGGTGTGAATCCCATCAGCGTTACCGTTTCGCGGTGCTTCTTAAGTACGCTACGGCAAATGTCATCGACGTTTTTATCCGGAAACTGCTGTCTGGCTTTTTTGATTTCAGAATTAGCCTGACGGGCAATGCTGCGAAGGGCGTTTTCCTGCTGAGGTGTCATTGAACAAGTCCCATGTCGGCAAGCATAAGCACACAGAATATGAAGCCCGCTGCCAGAAAAATGCATTCAGTGGTTGTCATACCTGGTCTCTCTCATCTGCTTCTGCTTTCGCCACCATCATTTCCAGCTTTTGTGAAAGGGATGCGGCTAACGTATGAAATTCTTCGTCTGTTTCTACTGGTATTGGCACAAACCTGACTCCAATTTGAGCGAGGCTATGTGCCATCTCAATGCTCGTTCTTAACTCAACAGGAGATGCTTTGTGCATACAGCTCCCCGTTTATTATTTATCTCCTCAGCCAGCCGCTGTGCTTTCAGGGGATTTCGGGTAACAGAAAGGCCGGGAAATACCCAGCCTCGCTTTGTAACGGAGTAGACGAAAGTGATCGCGCCTACCCGGATATTATCGTGAGGATGCTTCATCGCCATTGCTCCCCAAATACAAAACCAATTTCAGCCAGTGCCTCGTCCATTTTTTCGATGAACTCCGGCACCATCTCGTCAAAACTCGCCATGTAATTTTCATCCCGCTCAACCACGACATAATGCAGGCCTTCACGCTTCATTCGTGGGTCATAGTTGGCAAAGTACCAGGCATCTTTTCGTGTCACCCACATGCTGTACTGCACCTGGGCCATGTAAGCCGACTTTATGGCCTCGAAACCACCGAGCCGGAACTTCATGAAATCCCGGGAGGTAAACGGGCATTTCAGCTCAAGGCCATTGCCGTCACTGCATAAACCATCGGGAGAGCAGGCGGTGCGCATACTTTCGTCGCGATAGATGATCGGGGATTCAGTAACATTCACGCCGGAAGTGAATTCAAACAGGGTTCTGGCGTCGTTCTCGTACTGTTTTCCCCACGCCAGCGCCTTAGCATTAACTTCCGGAGCCACACCGGTGCAAACCTCAGCCAGCAGGGTGTGGAAGTAGGACATTTTCATGTCAGGCCACTTCTTTCCTGAGCGGGGCTTTGCTATCACGTTGTGAACTTCTGAAGCGGTGATGACGCCGAGCCGTAATTTGTGCCATGCATCATCCCCCTGTTCGACAGCTCTCACGTCGATCCCGGTACGCTGCAGGATAATGTCCGGTGTCATGCTGCCACCTTCTGCTCAGTGGCTTTCTGTTTCAGGAATCCAAGAGCTTTCACTGCTTCGGCCTGTGTCAGTTCTGACGATGCGCGAATGTCGCGGCGAAATATCTGGGAACAGAGCGGCAATAAGTCGTCATCCCATGTTTTGTCCAGGGCAATCAGCAGAGTGTTAATCTCCTGCATGGTTTCATCGTTAACCGGAGTGATGTCGCGTTCCGGCTGACGTTCTGCAGTGTATGCGGTATTTTCGACAATGCGCTCGGCTTCATCCTTGTCATAGATACCAGCAAATCCGAAGGCGAGACGGGCACACTGAATCATGGCTTTATGCCGTAACATCCGTTTGGGATGCGACTGCCACGGCCCCGTGATTTCTCTGCCTTCGCGGGTTTTGAATGGTTCGCGGCGGCATTCATCCATCCACTCGGTAACGCAGATCGGATGATTGCGGTCTTTGCGGTAAATCCGGCATGTGCAGGATTCATTGTCCTGCTCAAAGTCCATGCCATCAAACTGCTGGTTTTCATTGATGATGCGGGACCAGCCATCAACGCCCACCACCGGAACGATGCCGTTCTGCTTGTCAGGGAAGGCGTAAATTTCTTTCGTCCACGGATTAAGGCCGTACTGGTTGGCGACGATCAACAATGCGATGAACTGCGCATCGCTGGCATCACCTTTAAATGCCGTCTGGCGAAGAGTGGTGATCAGTTCCTGTGGGTCGACAGAATCCATGCCGACACGTTCAGCCAGCTTCCCAGCCAGCGTTGCGAGTGCTGTACTCATCCGTTTTATACCTCTGAATCAATATCAACCTGGTGGTGAGCAATGGTTTCAACCATGTACCGGATGTGTTCTGCCATGCGCTCCTGAAACTCAACATCGTCATCAAACGCACGGGTAATGGCTTTTTTGCTGGCCCCGTGGCGTTGCAAATGATCGATGCATAGCGATTCAAACAGGTGCTGGGGCAGGCCTTTTTCCATGTCGTCTGCCAGTTCTGCCTCTTTCTCTTCACGGGCGATCTGCTGGTAGTAACGCGCCCAGCTCTGAGCCTCAAGACGATCCTGAATGTAATAAGCGTTCATGGCTGAACTCCTGAAAATGGCTGTGAAAATATCGCCCGCGAAATGCCAGGCTGATTAGGAAAACAGGAAAGGGGATTAGCGATTCAGGCCGTTACCGCGTCCGTCGAGAAAAACTTCCACGAGCAAATCACGGGTATAAGTGCGCTCGATGCCGCGATGCAGATAAAGCCGTCCGCGTAAATTAGCTGATGCAGTCCAGGTACCATCTTTGTGTTTGACCAGCATTCCTGGCATGACCGCACCTCGATTAACGGTCTGCGTTCCGTAATGTTGATGAACCATAAAAACTCCTGCCCGTAAGCTGGGCTGCTGAACATATAGAGACTTCTGCGCGTATTCAGGCGGTGGATGGCCGCCGGTTGTCATAACTAAGCCGCCTCGTTGAAGCGACTGAGGTATAAAGTGTTGTGTTGATTTCAGCTGGTCACACCGACGTTCACGCGTCCGTTTCACCCCTCGCACTCCCCGAAGCCTGCTGAAATTCAAACTGCGGATCTAAGCGGTCATCGCAACGGTGAATCAGGTGGTTGCCGTATCGTTGTGTTGTTGCGATATGGTGATAATAGCTATTGCTATTGGTGATATCAATACTTATTGCTATTGGTTGATGTGTTTTGATATTAAATGTTTGATAGCAAAAAGAATTAATTTTGTGACTTGCATCGCATAGCGATAACTGAAGTGAGGTGTGGTGGTTTTTTGAACGGTTTGTGTGATGAGGGGAGGCAAAAGAAAACCCGGCACGGTGGCCGGGTTTTTTACGAATTATTCATCAATTGTTGGTCTGGGTTGATTATGTACAATTGGCATACCTACTACATAATCAACCGCATTGGAGCCTATTTCTAATTCTTTTTGAATAATTTGATTATAACGAGCCTCGGCTATAGCTTTTGTTTCCTCACTGACATGCTTATCAGACATTATGAGTTTGAGGCGCTTTTTCTCTGGGGTAGCACATATAGTAATAGCCAGACGAGCCAGACTCATAGTTCCAAAATCTTTAATTGTCCTAATAATGTACAGTAAAACCAGCGATAGCATTGGGATCGTGCTATATGCCCATTGGCGCATTTCCCCTTCCGGAAAAATTTCAGGAACCATGTGGTTAATGTAACCACAAAGAACACTGGTAATGGCAAAAGGCAGGCTGTTTTTACCCGCGGTTTTTAGACGCCCTTCTGCCATCTTATCTCCAGAAAAGTTTTTTTGTTATAGCAACTACTCTGAATGAAATACTATTAATACGCTTTACAAACCTGTTGTTCTCAATATGGTGAGAATCAAAGTCATCTAGGAGACTGGAGCCAGCACATTTTACGAGGCAGTAAGCATAGGAAATCTTCAGTAACCAATAAACGATAGGTGCAAGTGCAACGTATAATGGAATGTAGACCATAAACCTACCTCCTATAGACCATACAACAACACTTAAAGTGAGCACTAATGATACAGCCACTGCGTAAAGTATGTATCTGTGATCTAAGTCTTTTTGGCGATAAACCGGACCTATGGTTTCAACGATTTTGGGTATGTATATATTGTCACCATAAGTATTTTCAATAGGTGGAAGCGCTGTGTCAGAGATGCAACTATCGGAAACCGTGATGAATGAATAACCATCTATTGCAACAGTAGCCACTTTCATTCTCCTTTGATTTTGCCTACGACAAAACTTGCAGAAAGATGAATTATATAGCCACATCCAGAGCATATAATAGGATATGCCCAAACCCCCCTGCCAGATGCATTAGGCAATGGTAAAGTGATAATAGCTGCATGCTCATCACTATCAATTCTAGGCGTGATGGCCCAAAGAGATGTTTTGCATAGCGGACACAACATATCGCCATGCTGCTTTTCGAATGAAGTAAAATACTCCGCGATATCTGCTCGTGTAACAGATAACGCTTTTTCTACAGCTTCATGCTCTTCTGGCGATCGAGTATTCTTGTTATTGTCGTTCATGCTTCACCAACACATTGTTAATATGATGATACCTTCATTATTTGCATGCTTATTAAACAGCTAAGTTTTGCTCATTGCGTACTATTAGTGCCGTTGACAATGATTGCTGCTTTTCAAAAGGGTATTGTTCCCTTTTCTTTGAAAAACAATGATATCTTGTAAGCTGCATTCAGTCCATTGCTAGGTATGCTTTGGCTATAAATATGCGGTGTGACCCGCAATGCAGGTCGTTTAACCATGCTTTCGGTAAGTCTGCGGCATGCTCCCAATAACCTTACCGAAGATGAACACCCGGTTCATCTCGTCTTTCTCGATCGGGTCCCACGGTGAGTAGCTCTTGTTATCAGAGATAACCAGCAGCTTATCCTTCATCATTTGCAGACGCTTTACATGGGCTGTGTCGTCGTACAGAAACGCATAGATACCATCACCGTCGAAAGATTTAACAGTGATATCAACGAACAGCAGATCACCTGGTTCGATCGTTCCTGACATGCTGTCACCGCGCACGTTAATGATGCGGATATTTTCCGCCTTCCTGCCATCGAACATGTGACGAGCATCGTCAAACGAGTACTCAACCGAGCGTAGAACTTCCACAAACTCACGGTTGATGACACCCGGTCCGGCACTGACTTCTATATCAAGAACGTCAATCTTGAAGTATTTTGAATGGCTGACAGCAGGCTTCCCTGATTGTTGACCGTCATTTCTCATCGGGCCTATGCCTGATGAGAGCCATTCTGTTCGAACACCCAATGCATTAGCTATTTCAACAATTTTTGTTGAGCCGCGCGCGTTGCCGCTTGTCAGTCTCCAGATTGTGGGTTGAGCTACGCCAGACGCCTTTGCAAGAGCGCCTTGAGACATTCCAGATTGTTCCATCGCTAGGTTTAAGCGATCAGCAAGAGTTTCTTTTTTCATAAGTTTTAATTTATACGCTTGCGTATTGATGGTCAAAACACGTTTTGCTATTGCTTGGATTAATACGCATTGCTATTATTCATTCATTGTAATACCAATAGGAATTGATAATGACAAATCAAACCATTCAACTCGCAATCAGTATTACAGGTAGTCAAAAACGACTGGCAGATCTATGCGGTGTAGCCCAACCCACAGTTTGGCGTTGGCTACACGGTGGCGGAATTGATGCCCGCTATGTAATGAAAATTGTCTCAGCCACTGGTGGAAAGATTAAACCAGCAGATATTCGTCCCGACCTCGCACCATTGTTTAACGCGAGTAATTCTGCCGCCTAAACTGCGGCGTTAACTGATAAGGCAATGACTATGCAACCACTTACATACCAACAGACTAGCGGATTTAGCCCGACTGCGGTGATAAATCGTTCTCAAACAAAACAGGCGCCAGGCCACGAAAAAATCCGTGATGCCGTTCGCGCCTGGTCGGCTGCAGATAATCAGGATGTTGTTGCCGCACTCATTGTGAATGAGTATCGGGAGCAGGGCGGCGGCACCATCGATTTCCCTGATGATGTCAGCCGTGCACGCCAGAAGCTGTTCCGCTTCCTCGATAACAAATTCGATTCTGAAAAATACCGAAATAACGTGCGTGAACTGACCCCGGCAATTCTGGCGGTACTACCGCTGGAATATCGCGGTTACCTGGTTGAGCAGGATAGCTTCATGGCTAGGTTGGCTGAAATGGAAAAGGAACTCAGTGAGGCAAAACAGGCTGTCATTCTCAACGCACCACGCCACCAGAAACTGAAGGAAATGAGTGAAGGTATTGTGTCGATGTTTCGTGTGGACCCGGATCTGGCTGGTCCATTGATGGCGATGGTTACTACCATGCTGGGGGCGATATGACAGGTTCAGAAATGGCGAAAGCCGGTCTGCTGGAACAGAACCGACTTTCAGGTGCAAATCGTAACACACTCATTGCGGGAGGAATTATGGCAAACACTGCTGAGATATTCAATTTTCCAGTGCCGGATGCGGCACAAAAGGAGCCGCGCGTGGCAGATCTCGATGATGGTTATACGCGCATTGCAAATGAGTTGCTGGAAGCTGTGATGCTGGCCGGATTAACACAGCACCAGCTTCTGGTCTTCCTGGCTGTCATGCGCAAAACATATGGCTTTAATAAAAAACTGGATTGGGTGAGCAACGAGCAACTTTCCGAGTTGACCGGGATATTGCCGCACAAGTGTTCTGCTGCAAAAAGTGTTCTGGTAAAGCGTGGGATTTTTATTCAGAGCGGGCGGAATATCGGCATTAATAATGTGGTCAGTGAATGGTCAACATTACCCGAATCAGGTAAGAAAAATAAAGTTTACCTGAAAGAGGTAAATTTACCTGAATCAGGTAAGAAAAGTTTACCCAAATCAGGTAAAGGCACTTACCCGAATCAGGTAAACACAAAAGACAAACTAACAAAAGACAATATAAAACCTTTTTCGTCCGAGAATTCTGGCGAATCCTCTGACCAGCCAGAAAACGACTTTCCTGTGGAGAAACGGGATGCTGCAATTCAGAGCGGCAGCAAGTGGGGGACAGCAGAAGACCTGACCGCCGCAGAGTGGATGTTTGACATGGTGAAGACCATCGCGCCCTCAGCCAGAAAACCGAATTTTGCAGGGTGGGCTAACGATATCCGCCTGATGCGTGAACGTGACGGACGTAACCACCGCGACATGTGCGTGCTGTTCCGCTGGGCATGCCAGGACAACTTCTGGTCAGGTAACGTGCTGAGTCCGGCCAAACTCCGCGACAAGTGGACCCAACTCGAAATCAACCGTAACAAGCAACAGGCTGGCGTGACAGCCGGAAAATCAAAACTCGACCTGACAAACACTGACTGGATTTACGGGGTGGATTTATGAAAAACATCGCCGCACAGATGGTTAACTTTGACCGTGAGCAGATGCGCCGGATCGCCAACAACATGCCGGAACAGTACGACGAAAAGCCGCAGGTACAGCAGGTAGCGCAGATCATCAACGGTGTGTTCAGCCAGTTACTGGCAACTTTCCCGGCGAGCCTGGCTAACCGTGACCAGAATGAACTGAACGAAATCCGCCGCCAGTGGGTTCTGGCTTTCCGGGAAAACGGGATCACCACAATGGAACAGGTTAACGCAGGAATGCGCGTAGCCCGTCGGCAGAATCGACCATTCCTGCCATCACCCGGGCAGTTTGTCGCCTGGTGCCGGGAAGAAGCATCCGTTAACGCCGGGCTGCCAAACGCCAGCGAGCTGGTTGATATGGTTTACGAGTATTGCCGGAAGCGTGGCCTTTATCCGGATGCAGAGTCTTATCCATGGAAATCAAACGCGCACTACTGGTTGGTTACCAACCTGTATCAGAACATGCGGGCCAATGCGCTGACTGATGCGGAATTACGGCGCAAGGCTGCCGATGAACTGACTTGTATGACCGCGCGAATTAACCGTGGTGAGGCGATACCTGAACCAGTAAAACAACTTCCTGTCATGGGCGGTAGACCTCTAAATCGTGCACAGGCTCTGGCGAAGATCGCAGAAATCAAAGCGAAGTTCGGACTGAAAGGAGCAACTGTATGACGGGCAAAGAGGCAATTATTCATTATCTGGAGACGCACAAGAGCTTCTGTGCGCCGGACGTTGCTGCGACAACAGGTATGACATTAACCAGCATAAATCAGGCTGCGGCAAAAATGGCGCGGGCAGGAATCCTGGTCATTGATGGTAAGGTCTGGCGAACGTTTGTTTAACGGTTAGCTACTCAGGATGATAGGGCGGGGCAAGTGAGTATGAAGCGGATTTTCAGGAATGCCGTCAGAGTTTGGAAATAAAGTGGGTTTTCTAGTGGCAAGAGACTTGATAATATTTAGTTCTTTAAATCCAAGGAGATAGGGTTATGAGAAAATTTATTTTAGCCTTTGTCATAAGTGCCTCGTTTACAGCAAATGCTGGTGTAGAGAAGTTAGGGCCGTGGATAACAAAGTCTGAGATAAATAAAATGACTGACCAGACTGACTTTGTGGCTCTTAATTTATCACCAGATTCATATAACAAAGCAGGTACTGATCGTGCAACTTCACTGGTGTTGCGTTGTAGTGATAACAAAACAGATGCCTATTTATCATTCAATGATTATATGGGGTCGGACAACCCAAGAATTACAGTGCGGTTAGATGGCGGAAAGCCGGTCAAGAGTGTTTGGGGAGGTGGGGAAGGCGGTGATTCTGCATTTGCTCCACAACCAATACAATTTATAAAGACCTTGGCTAAGCATAAAAAAGCTATTTTTGGGTTTGAACCTTATGGATCAACTATGCAAGTAGTTGAGTTTGACTTGTCTGAGATTGATAAGGTTGTGGAAAAAATTTCACAGTCTTGCAATTGGAAATGACAAAAAAATTTCATATGAACCCAGTTGGCGCTGGGTTTTTTATTTCAGTAGCCAATAATGCATTCAAAATCTCTTACTTGAGAAACGGCCTATTTGAGATTTCAGTCGTGGCAGGATGATCAGTTGATTCGAGTATTGACGCATTTGCGTCATAATAGATTGCAGTAATTTCATTGCACTACGTGAACTGGTCATGACTCGTCACCGATTTTGTAGGATGCTTAGAAGGAAAACTATTGAATGCCACTGCAGCAGCACAACAGCTGGAGGTAAAATGAAGAACAAATTGACGGGAATTAGCATAGATACAAATCAAAGCTCTTAGAGGGCTTTTATTCTATGATAAATGGACTTTGTTTGAGAGTGATATTATGAAACCGAAGAAACTAAGAGCTGAGCAGCAGTACCATTTAGACCTTGAATTAGTAAAGAAGAAGCCAGCGAACCGCACCGAGGCAAAAGCCCATTTGGCGGCACAATTACGGATTAGCAAGTACAAGACGCAGGCCTCTTCCAAAATTCGCGTTGGTAGTTTCAAGGGAAGAAAGAAGGTGCATTTTAGCCAGGCGGAAGAAGATGCTAGGAAGGCAATGGCTAAAGCTAATGCAGTTAGGTTTTCAGAAGGTGAGGTTGAGTCCGTTGATACAGAAAGAATATCAGAAAGTAACAAACGCTGGCGCGGGAGAACCGCTGACTAATGTCTGATTTAGATATTGCAGCAAAGCTGTATGAAGAAAACACATTCATGGGTAGATGTGACATTACAGGGAGTTTTAGTTTTCAATTGCTGAAGGCATCGAATCATATTCATATTCATATTGTTTTGAGGGGTAATTCATGGATGCAGGGATAGCCTCAGTTGTCGCCGCAATTATTGCCGCAGCTGCAGCTGGAGTGGGGCTTGTTATCACTAAGGAGAATAAAACATCTGAGTTTCGGCAAGCGTGGATAGATGGTTTAAGGGAAGAGTTAGCTGAATTGATGGAGAACTTTTTACAATTACGCACGACTCCGCCTGAGAAGCTCCCTGAGGTAGCTGGAAAAATTTATTTTCTTTCCGCAAAAGTGAAGCTTAGGTTATCCAGTAAAAACTTAACTAATGAAGAGTCTCAGCTTTTGAAAATCATTGAGGATTACATTTTAAAAATGGATCGCTCATCTAACATTACAGATGTGGTCAGACAGTATTTTGAATATAGTTCCAGTGTTCTTAAAACTGAGTGGGAGAGAGTGAAACGAGGCGAGAAAAAATACAGAGTCGCTATCACGGTTTCGTACTCAATATTGGGTTTTTTGGGGCTCTATTTTGCTTTACGTTTCATTCCAGCGATAAGTGAAAAAATCTTAGAAATTATAGAGTTTTTAAATTATTCGTTGTTCTGATGACAAGCTTTGATTTTCCATAATCAACTTGTCATAATTAAGTCACCGGAGCCTGAACAACTCCGGTGACTTCTGCGCTAAACGGGGACGTTTATGCGCACATACAATCCAAACTCTCTTCTCCCTTCACAGATGCAGAAATGTACCTGCGATTTTTTGCATCCAGCGTTTGACCTCTGCGGAGGTGAATCGTGAACCTCCTACAAGATGGCATCAAATTGCATCGTGGTAACTTCACCGCTATCGGCCAGCAGATCCAGCCTTATCTGGAGGAAGGCAAATGCTTTCGCATGGTGCTTAAACCGTGGCGAGAGAGACGCAGTCTTTCCCAGAATGCACTCAGCCACATGTGGTACAGCGAAATCAGTGAATACCTCATCAGCAGGGGGAAATCGTTCGCTACCGCAGCATGGGTAAAAGATGCTCTCAAACACACATACCTCGGTTATGAAACCAAGGACCTGGTTGATGTCGTAACCGGCGAAATCACTACTATCCAGTCGTTACGCCATACCTCCGATCTTGATACCGGAGAGATGTATGTCTTCCTGTGTAAGGTTGAAGCCTGGGCGATGAATATTGGCTGCCACCTGACTATTCCGCAGAGCTGCGAGTTCCAGCTGCTGCGCGACAAGCAGGAGGCGTAATGGCTACACCGCTTATTCGTGTCATGAACGGACACATCTACAAAGTACCAAATCGTCGTAAGCGTAAACCTGAGCTGAAGCCATCCGAAATACCAACTCTGCTCGGATATACCGCCAGCCTGGTTGATAAAAAATGGTTGCGACTGGCAGCAAGGAGGAATCATGGCTGATTTGAGAAAAGCAGCGCGTGGTCGGGAATGCCAGGTAAGAATCCCTGGCGTATGTAATGGCAATTCTGAAACGTCTGTACTGGCACATATCCGGCTGGCTGGATTGTGCGGTACCGGTACCAAACCGCCAGACCTGATTGCCACCATTGCATGTTCTGCCTGTCACGACGAAATCGACCGCCGCACACATTTTGTCGATGCTGAGTATGCAAAAGAATGCGCGCTGGAAGGTATGGCGAGAACACAGGTTATCTGGCTGAAAGAGGGGGTTATTAAGGCGTGAATACCTACAGCATCACATTACCCTGGCCTCCGAGCAATAATCGCTATTACCGCCATAATCGCGGGCGCACGCACATCAGCGCAGAGGGGCAGGCATACCGCGATAACGTCGCCCGAATCATTAAAAACGCAATGCTGGATATCGGCCTGGCTATTCCTGTGAAAATCCGCATTGAGTGTCACATGCCGGATCGCCGTCGCCGTGACCTGGATAATCTGCAAAAAGCTGCTTTTGACGCACTTACCAAAGCAGGTTTCTGGCTGGATGATGTTCAGGTCGTTGATTACCGTGTTGTGAAGATGCCCGTTACCAAAGGTGGGAAGCTGGAGCTGACCATCACCGAACTGGGGAATGAATGATGTTTGAGTTTTATGTGACAGAACGTCTTCGCCACCGCTGGATGCGCCTGCGCTTATATCGTTTCCCCGGTTCTGTTTTGACCGATTACCGGATACTGAAGAATTACGCCAAAACACTGAAAGGAGCTGCCGCATGAATACCCAATATTTACAGTATGTCCGCGAGCAACTCATTGTGGCTACCGCTGATTTGAGCGGAGCAACGAAAGGCCAGCTTGAAGCCTGGCAGGAGAATGCCATGTTTGATACAGGGCGTTACAGGCGTAAAAAAATCCGGTACCGCGATGAAGTGACTGGAAGAATGATAACGCGGGATAGTCCACCGATACCGGGAAAACAATCACTGGCGAAAGGCTCATCAATTGCTCTGGTAAGTCAGGTTGAGTTTTCGACATCATCATGGCGACGGGCAGTTCTGTCTCTTGAAGAACATCATAAAGCCTGGTTGTTGTGGTGTTACAGCGGGAGTATTTGTTGGGAATATCAGATCGCGATAACACAGTGGGCGTGGAATGAATTTAATACTCAATCCGGTACCAGAAAAATTGCAGGGAAAACGCAGGAACGCCTGAAAAAATTAATCTGGCTGGCGGCGCAGGCAGTAAAAGCAGAACTTTTTGGTGGGGAAGGTTATGAATACCAGGAGCTGGCATTACTGGCGGGAGTGACAACTAAAAACTGGTCCAAAACATTTACTCGTCACTGGGTTGCAATGAAACACATTTTTCACCGACTTGATAGTGAGGCTTTATTGTTTGTAATGAGAACACGTTCAAAACAAAAGGTGGCATTTTCAAAGCAAAGTGTTGCAAAAGTAGATTGAAAGGCATATATTTCATGCAAATCTGATATTTTGCCGATTTTGTACGTGATGGCAAAAGCAAACAAAACCCGCCCACAAGCGGGTTTTTTGTGCCACTTATCTCGGATAGACATGGTGAATGCGCTGGTGGAGGAGATAAGGGGGATTTTTGAATGCTTGCAACATTGATTTCGTAACGTTATTATCCTGCGCCCGGCCCTTTAGCTCAGTGGTGAGAGCGAGCGACTCATAATCGCCAGGTCGCTGGTTCAAATCCAGCAAGGGCCACCAGCCGCCACTAGCTCATCAGGAAAGAGCGTCAACCCTTTAAGTTGAGTGTGCGAGGTTCGAGTCCCCGGTGGCGGTCCAGTGCCGACTTAGCTCAGTAGGTAGAGCAACTGACTTGTAATCAGTAGGTCACCAGTTCGATTCCGGTAGTCGGCACCATATGCGGGCATCGTATAATGGCTATTACCTCAGCCTTCCAAGCTGATGATGCGGGTTCGATTCCCGCTGCCCGCTCCAGTTAGAGTCTTTCAGTCTGCGATGATGGGAAATCCCGGAGTGACTGAAAGACGTTTAAGTTATGAATGATCGCCTTTTTTTGCAAAATTGCTGTGCAGAAATACTAACCTTCGGGCAGGCGATCATTCATAAGCACTCTGCTTTTATTCCGATTAACTGTGGGTGGTTTGTTGGATAGAGTGCTTTCCTTTCCGTATATATCGTTTCGCCCGCTTTTGCGGTTTTTTCTTTTCAAATCCCTTTCATTTCTCAGTGTAAAACTACGCCATCCGTTATTTGCGGAGGTGAGGCTATGAAATCCATGGACAAAATTTCAACGGGCATTGCCTACGGCACCTCCGCAGGCAGTGCTGGCTACTGGTTTTTACAGTGGCTTGATCAGGTCAGTCCGTCACAGTGGGCTGCGATTGGTGTACTGGGGAGTCTGGTTCTGGGCTTCCTGACTTATCTGACAAATCTGTACTTCAAAATCAGAGAAGACAAGCGTAAGGCTGCACGGGGAGAGTAATTCAATGACTCAAAACTATGAACTGATTGTGAAAGGGATCCGCAATTTTGAGAATAAAGTTGCGGTAACTGTAGCATTACGGGACAAAAAACGCTTTGACGGTGAAATTTTTGACCTGGACATCTCGCTGGACCGTGTTGAAGGTGCCGCGCTGGAGTTTTATGAGGCAGCAGCCAGAAGGAGCATCAGACAGGTCTTCCTGGATGTTGCTGCCGGGTTATGTGAAGGGGACGAGCTGTTGCCACAAACGCGCCCCTGTTCAGAGGCGCGGTATACCATAAAAATTAACAGTTCTGATAACTCGATTACGGGTTGTTAGCTTTTTGCAGTTGGCTTTCCAGTATCTTTCATTGGTAGCATCCTGATAAATATCCATGAGCGCAAAAATCAAATACGGCCTGTCAGCTGCTGTTCTGGCGCTGATTGCTGCAGGCGCGTCTGCTCCTCAAATACTTGACCAGTTTCTGGATGAAAAAGAGGGTAACCACACTACGGCATACCGCGATGGTTCCGGCATATGGACCATCTGCCGCGGTGCAACGATGGTGGACGGTAAGCCAGTCGTACCAGGAATGAAACTGTCGAAGGAAAAATGCGCTCAGGTTAATGCCATTGAGCGTGATAAGGCGCTGGCATGGGTGGAGCGCAATATAAAAGTTCCACTGACCGAGCCACAGAAAGCCGGTATCGCATCATTCTGTCCCTATAACATTGGCCCCGGTAAGTGTTTCCCGTCGACGTTTTATAAGCGGCTGAATGCCGGTGATCGTAAGGGCGCATGCGAGGCGATTCGCTGGTGGATAAAAGATGGTGGGCGCGATTGCCGCATACGTTCAAATAACTGCTATGGACAGGTTATTCGTCGTGACCAGGAAAGCGCATTAGCCTGTTGGGGGATAGATCAGTGAGCAGAGTCGCCGCGATTATTTATGCTCTGGTTATTTGCATCATCGTCTGCCTGTCGTGGGCGGTCAATCATTACCGTGATAACGCCATCGCCTACAAAGAACAGCGTGATAAAAAAGTCAGTGAGCTGAAGCAGGCGATCGCCACCATCGCTGACATGCAGCAGCGTCAGCGTGATGTTGCTGCGCTCGATGCAAAGTACTCGAGAGAATTAGCCAATGCGAAAGCTGAAAATGAAACTCTGCGCGCTGATGTTGCCGCTGGTCGTCGTCGGTTGCACATCAAAGCAGTCTGTCAGTCAGTGCGTGAAGCCACCACCGCCTCCGGCGTGGATAATGCAACCAGCCCCCGACTGGCAGACACCGCTGAACGGGATTATTTCACCCTCAGAGAGCGGCTGATGACGATGCAGATGCAACTGGAAGGGGCACAGGAGTATATCCGCACTCAGTGCATTAAGTAGCCTTTTTATCGTGGTAAACATTTCGCAGGGTATGAGGTATTTATGCCATCACGAATCCCACGCGCCTGCCGTAAGCGTGGATGTGCAGGTACAACCACAGACAGTTCTGGTTACTGCGATAAACATCGTGGCGAAGGATGGGTACAGCATCAACGCGGACTGAGCCGCCACCAGCGTGGCTATGGCTCGAAATGGGATGCCATACGTGCGCGCATACTGAAGCGTGATAATCATCTGTGTCAGAACTGCCTGCGCAATGGGAGAGCCGTTGAAGCCAGAACTGTGGACCACATCATTCCGAAAGCTCATGGTGGCACGGATGCAGACAGTAACCTGCAGAGTCTGTGCTGGCCCTGTCATAAAGCAAAAACAGCGCGCGAACGCATCAATTGATAACAGTTCCCATCTGTAGGGGAGGGCGGGTCAAATCTCTGCAACCCTGGCTGCTCAGTACCGCCGCCTGACCCTTCCTCACATCGCCGCAGGTTCGAAAACTTTTTTTTGGAAATGTGAACAAACGATTGATAGGTAAGACCGATTATGTCAGGACCTCCGAAAACCCCGCCACGCCTGCATTTGATTCGAGGCAACCCCTCAAAGCGCCCCGTTAAAGACCACAAAAAAACCGCTAAAAAGGATGAAAAAGGTCTTCCTAAAATTCCGCAGCATTTAGGGGCTCAGGGGAAGTACTGGTTCAGGCGAATGGCGGAAGAGCTGAATGCGGAAGGGATCATTTCTCAGCTTGATGCGCGTGCGCTCGAGTTGCTGGTGGAAGCCTACACCGAATATCGGCATCACTGCGAAACACTCGATGTTGAGGGGTATACCTACCGCACGGAAACGCAGAGCGGTGATGTACTGATTAAGGCGCACCCCGCGGCGGCAATGAAAGCGGATGCCTGGAAGCGGATCCGGGCAATGCTTGCAGAGTTTGGTATGTCACCGGCAAGCCGGGCTAAAGTAAATATCGCCGGACCGGATGATGTTGATCCGCTGGCGGAGCTTTTAAAAGCGAGAGACTGATGGCAAAAGTGGCTGACGGGATCCGCTACGCCGAACGTGTTGTTGCAGGAGAAATTGTTGCTGGCGAATTTGTCCGCCTGGCCTGCCAGCGTTTTCTTGATGATCTGAAGTACGGCGAAGAGCGGGGGATTTATTTCAGTGAACCCCGTGCGCAGCACATCCTGAATTTCTACAAATTTGTGCCTCATGTAAAAGGGGCGCTGGCAGGCCAGCCCATTGAACTGATGGACTGGCATGTATTTATCCTCATTAATATTTTTGGTTTTGTCATTCCGCTGGTGAATGAAGAGACCGGGGAAGTTGTCATGCGCAGCGATGGCAGCGGACGTCCGGTGATGGTGCGCCGGTTCCGGACGGCGTACAACGAAGTCGCCCGTAAAAACGCAAAATCAACTCTGTCATCGGGTATCGGCCTGTATATGACGGGGGCAGATGGTGAAGGCGGTGCTGAGGTGTATTCAGCCGCCACCACGCGTGACCAGGCCAGAATTGTGTTTGAAGACGCCAAAAATATGGTCAGAAAAGCCCGGTCGACACTCGGGCGGTTGTTTGATTTCAACAAGCTGGCGATTTACCAGGAGCAGAGCGCATCAAAATTTGAACCGCTTTCCTCGGATGCAAACAACCTGGATGGTCTGAACATCCACTGCGCCATTATTGATGAGCTGCATGCACATAAAACCCGCGACGTGTGGGACGTTCTGGAAACGGCAACCGGTGCTCGCCTGCAGTCCCTGTTATTTGGTATCACCACGGCAGGGTTTAACAAGGAAGGGATTTGTTACGAGCAGCGTGATTACGCCATCAAGGTATTGCGTGGCTATAACAGCGATGTGGAGGGCGCTGTAAAAGACGACTCCTACTTTGCGATTATTTACACCCTCGATGAGGGAGATGATCCGTTTGATGAAACGGTCTGGCAGAAAGCGAATCCCGGCCTGGGCATCTGTAAACGCTGGGATGATCTGCGTCGCCTGGCGAAAAAAGCGAAAGAACAGGTCTCTGCGCGGGTGAATTTTTTTACCAAACACATGAATGTGTGGGTAACAGCAGAGTCTGCCTGGATGGACATGATTAAGTGGGAGAAGTGCGAATACATTGCCCCACGACATGAGCTGAAAACGTATCCCATGTGGGTCGGCGTTGACCTTGCTCATAAGATTGATATCTGTGCGGCGGCAAAACTCTGGCGAACGGATAACGGGCATGTTCATGCCGATTTTAAATTCTGGCTTCCGGAAGGACGGCTGGAACGATGCTCGCGGCAGCAGGCAGAACTTTACCGGAAGTGGGCGGAGATGGATAAGCTGATTCTGACGGATGGTGATGTTATCGATCATGCTCAGATAAAAAGTGACTTACTGGAATGGATTGGTGGTGAAAACCTCAGGGAACTGGGATTTGACCCGTGGAGCGCGATGCAGTTCAGCCTGGCACTGGCTGAAGAAGGGATACCGCTGGTGGAGGTTCCGCAGACGGTTCGTAATCTGTCAGAGGCCATGAAGGAAACGGAATCACTGGTCTATGCCGGGCGTTTCCATCACAGCAATCATCCGGTCATGAACTGGATGATGTCTAACGTTACGGTAAAACCGGACAAAAACGACAATATCTTCCCGAATAAATCCACGCTGGAAGCCAAAATCGACGGCCCTGTTGCGATGTTTACAGCAATGAGCCGGATGCTGGTCAATGGTGGTGAACCGGAGCTGGATCTGTCTGAACATCTGGTCAGCGTGGGCATCCGTTCGCTTTAACCGAGGTCATTATGTTTCTGATAATTCTCGCGCCACTGGTGGGCGTGCTGGGTGCGCTTTTGCTGGCGTATGGTGCCTGGCTGATTTATCCCCCGGCGGGTTTTGTTGTTGCCGGGGTGCTGTGCCTGTTCTGGTCGTGGCTGGTGGCGCGATATCTCGACCGAACACAGCCGTCTGTCGGCGGAGGTAAATAGTGTTCTTTTCGGGATTATTTCAACGAAAAAGTGACGCGCCGGTGACCACGCCAGCAGAGCTGGCGGATGCCATCGGGTTGTCTTACGACACCTATACCGGAAAGCAGATCAGCAGTCAGCGGGCCATGCGACTGACGGCGGTTTTTTCCTGCGTCAGAGTGCTGGCAGAGTCGGTCGGGATGTTGCCCTGCAATCTGTATCACCTGAACGGCAGCCTGAAACAGAGAGCCACCGGCGAACGTCTGCATAAGCTGATCTCCACGCATCCCAATGGCTATATGACGCCGCAGGAGTTCTGGGAGCTGGTGGTCACCTGTCTGTGCCTGAGGGGAAACTTTTACGCCTACAAAGTGAAAGCATTTGGCGAAGTGGCTGAACTGCTGCCCGTCGATCCCGGCTGTGTGGTACCGAAGCTTAACAGTCGCTGGGAGCCGGTCTATCAGGTCACATTCCCGGACGGTTCCACGGATGTACTGAGCCAGGAGGATATCTGGCATGTGCGCACGCTGACGCTGGACGGTCTGGTGGGACTGAATCCCATCGCCTATGCCCGCGAGGCAATATCGCTGGCAGCAGCGACCGAAGAGCACGGGGCCAGACTGTTCAGCAATGGTGCGGTGACGTCCGGTGTGTTGCGTACAGAACAGACGCTGTCGGATCAGGCTTATGAGCGCCTGAAGAAAGATTTTGAGGAGCGTCACACCGGGCTTGGCAATGCTCACCGCCCGATGATCCTTGAGATGGGGCTGGACTGGAAGTCGATGGCGCTGAACGCCGAGGACAGCCAGTTCCTGGAAACCCGCAAGTTTCAGCTTGAAGAAATCTGTCGTCTGTTCCGGGTGCCGTTGCACATGGTGCAGAACACCGATCGCGCCACCTTCAACAATATCGAAGAGCTGGGGCTGGGATTTATCAACTATTCACTGGTGCCGTATCTGACCCGCATCGAACAGCGGATCAACACCGGACTGGTACGAAAAAGTAAGCAGGGCGTTTATTACGCCAAATTTAACGCCGGGGCGTTACTGCGCGGGGATATGAAGTCCCGTTTTGAAGCCTACGCCACCGGGATCAACTGGGGAATTTACTCTCCCAATGACTGCCGCGACCTGGAAGATATGAATCCGCGTCCCGGTGGTGATGTCTATCTCACACCGATGAACATGACCACGAAACCCTCCGATGGCAGTAAAGCCGGTAAGCAGAAGGATAACGCCAATGCAGACGAAACAACGTCTTGATGTACCGCTGAGTCTGAAATCTGTCAGTGACTCCGGTGAGTTTGAAGGGTATGGCTCCGTCTTTGGTGTAAAGGACAGCCACGATGATGTGGTGATGTCCGGGGCATTTGCTGCTTCCCTGCGGGCGTGGAGTGACAGAAAAGCGTTACCTGCGCTGCTCTGGCAGCACCGCATGGATGAACCCATCGGTGTTTACACCGAAATGAAGGAAGACGATGTCGGGCTTTACGTCAGGGGACGGTTGCTTATTGATGATGATCCCCTCGCAAAACGCGCACATGCACACATGAAGGCCGGTTCGTTAACCGGCCTTTCTATTGGGTACGTCCTGAAAGACTGGGAATACGACCGGAGCAAAGAAGCCTTTCTGCTGAAAGAAATCGACCTCTGGGAAGTCAGCCTGGTGACGTTCCCGTCTAACGACGAGGCGCGGATCAGCGACGTCAAGAACGCACTGGCCCGCGGGGAAATCCCCGAACAGAAAAAAATCGAAAGAGTCCTGCGTGATGTCGGACTCTCCCGTACCCAGGCCAAAGCATTCATGGCCGGGGGCTATGGCGCACTGTCCCTGCGCGACGCTGAGGATGTGGGCTCTGCACTGAATGCACTGAAAAATCTAAACTTCTAATCAGGAGAAATACGATGGCGGTTGATATTAAAGATGTCGAACAGGTCGCGCAGGAGCTGCAGCAGAAGTTTGACGACTTCAAAGCAAAGAACGACAAGCGCGTGGATGCGATTGAGCAGGAAAAAGGCAAACTTGCCGGGCAGGTGGAAACCCTGAACGGGAAACTCAGCGAGCTGGAAAACCTCAAAAGCGATCTTGAAAAAGAGCTGCTTGAGCTGAAACGTCCGGCAGGTGGTGCGCAAAATAAACTGGCCACCGAGCATAAAGAAGCGTTTGTGGGCTTCCTGCGTAAAGGCCGTGAAGATGGTCTGCGCGATCTGGAGCGCAAGGCATTACAGGTGGGCACCGATGAAGACGGCGGCTATGCCGTGCCGGAAGCACTGGATCGCAACATTCTCACCCTGCTGAAAGATGAAGTGGTGATGCGCCAGGAAGCCACGGTGATCAGCGTTGGTGGTTCCGACTACAAAAAACTGGTGAATCTGGGCGGCACGGCTTCCGGATGGGTTGGCGAGACTGACGCGCGCTCCCAGACTGCCACCTCAAAACTGGGCCTGATTGAACCTTTCATGGGGGAAATCTACGGTAACCCGCAGGCCACCCAGAAAATGCTGGATGATGCCTTTTTCAACGTGGAAGCATGGATCAACAGCGAGCTGGCAACCGAATTTGCCGAACAGGAAGAAATTGCCTTTACCACCGGCGATGGTACCAAGAAGCCGAAAGGGTTCCTGGCGTATGAGTCCACGGATGAAACAGACAAGGTCCGGGCGTTCGGCAAACTTCAGCATATTGTATCCGGCGAAGCGACGGCGGTGACCGCAGATGCCATTATCAAACTGATTTACACGCTGCGTAAGGCACACCGCACTGGCGCGAAGTTCATGATGAACAACAACAGTCTGTTTGCCATCCGTCTGCTGAAAGACAGTGAGGGTAACTATCTGTGGCGTCCGGGGCTGGAGCTGGGGCAGCCGTCCTCTCTGGCGGGTTACGCTATCGCTGAAAACGAACAGATGCCGGATATCGCCGCTGATGCGAAAGCCATTGCATTTGGTAACTTCAAACGGGGTTACACCATCGTTGACCGTATCGGCACCCGCATTCTGCGTGACCCGTACACCAATAAACCGTTTGTCGGTTTTTATACCACCAAGCGCACCGGCGGGATGCTGGTCGATTCGCAGGCCATCAAACTGCTGAAGATTGCAGCGGCGTAATCATTCAGGGGCGCGGAACCGCGCCCCCTGTTCTGACGGGTGAAGAATCATGATCCTGAAACAAGATCTGAAATGGTCACCGGACGGTATGCGTGTTGAAGTCATTCGGGCCGGTGAGTATGACGACGGGGCGCTTCCTGCCCGGGTGCAGGAGATTGCACTTCAGGCCGGGTTAGCTGAGCGCGGAACCAGTGCAAAAAGCAGTAAAGCGGCAAAAGAGAAAAAAGCCACGACCAGTAAAGAGAGCTGAGTATGCTTCTGACAATGGAAGAGATTAAAGCCCAACTCCGGCTGGATGAGGATTTCGATGCTGATGACCGCCATCTGCAACTGCTGGCCTGTGCGGCGCAAAAGCGGACGGAAACGTATCTGAACCGGAAGCTCTATGCACCGGATGAATCCATTCCGGACAGCGATCCGGACGGGCTGCACCTGCCGGATGATATTCGTCTGGGGATGCTGATGCTTATCAGCCATTTTTACGAAAATCGCTCGTCGGTTACAGACGTTGAGAAAATGGAGTTGCCAATGAGCTTTAACTGGCTTGTCGGCCCGTACAGGTATTTCCCGCAATGAAAATTCGTCAGGCGCAGACCAGCGCAACCTACATTCTGCCGGACCCCGGTGAACTGAATAAACGCGTCCTGATCCGCCTGCGGGTGGATATGCCCGCGGATAACTTTGGCGTGGAGCCTCAATACCCGGTTGCGTTCCGGACATGGGCGAAGGTTGTCCAGACCAGTGCCACCACCTGGCAGGAAACCGCGCAGACCGGGGACGCCATCACCCATTACATCACCATTCGTTACCGCCGGGGGATCACCGCTGATTATGAGGTGGTCTGCGGTGACAGTGTGTACCGGGTGAAACGTCAGCGCGATCTGAACGGGGCGCGGCGCTTTCTGCTGCTGGAGTGTACGGAGCTGGGCGAATGTAGGCAGAGTCACGGAGGCAACAATGACGACTTCCTTTTTGCACGTTGATTTTCAGCAGCCCGCGGAGATGCGCTTTAACCGCGCCCGTGTCCGGCGGGCGTTTGTCACGATTGGTCAGCGTCATATGCGTGATGCCCGTCGGCTGGTGATGCGCCGTGCGCGGTCGGCACCGGGTGAAAACCCCGGTTATCAGACCGGACGCCTGGCTCGTTCGATTGGTTACATGGTACCCAGAGCCAGTAAACATCGCCCTGGTTTTATGGCACGTATAGCCCCTAACCAGCGTAATGGAGAGGGAAACCGCCGTATCACCGGTGATTTTTATCCGGCTTTTTTGTTCTATGGCGTGAGGCGCGGGGCAAAGCGTCGTCGCAGCCATCATCGTGGTGCATCCGGTGGCAGCGGCTGGCGACTGGCTCCACGTAATAACTTCATGGTGGAAACTCTTGAAAAGAACCGCAGCTGGACACGCTATTTTCTGGCGCGGGAATTGCGTAAATCACTGAAGCCGGAGCGACGACACAGATGAAACTGATGCCTGTTATTGCTGCACTGCGTGCCCGCTGTCCGTATTTTGAAAACCGGGTTGCAGGCGCGGCCCAGTTCAAAAATCTGCCGGAGGTCGGAAAGCTGAAACTCCCGGCAGCATATGTTGTACCGGGTGATGATTCTCCGGGAGAAAACAAAAGCCAGACCGACTACTGGCAGGAGCTGAAAGAGGGTTTCTCCGTGGTTGTCATACTGAGTAACGGGCGTGATGAGCGCGGTCAGTTTGCCTCGTATGATGTGGTGGACGATGTCCGGCAGATGCTCTTTAAGGCTCTGCTGGGCTGGAACCCGGAGGCGTGCGGTAACCCGATTACCTATGACGGCGGCACGCTGCTGGATCTGAATCGTCATGAGCTGATTTATCAGTTCGATTTTTCGGTCATCAGCGAGCTGACCGAAGACGATACCCGCCAGCAGGATGATCTGAACAGTCTGGATGAACTGCAAACGCTGGCGATTGATGTTGATTATCTCGATCCCGGTAACGGGCCTGACGGCGATATCGAACATCACACCGAAATAACCCTTCCTTCCTGAGAATCTTCATGTTTGTGAAACCTGTTAAAGGGCGGTCAGTTCCTGACCCTGCCCGCGGCGACCTTTTGCCCGCCGAAGGGCGAAATGTTGACGAGAACAACTACTGGCTGCGCCGTGAAGCAGCGGGTGATATCCGGCGCGTGAATAAAAAGGTGAATACCGATGACGATAAGCTTTAACACCATTCCGTCGAATACGCTGGTTCCGTTGTTTTATGCGGAAATGGATAACCAGGCGGCGAATACTGCACAGGACAGCGGAGCATCGCTGCTGATTGGTCATGCCAATAACGGTGCAGAGATTGTTGCCAACAGTCTGGTACTGATGCCGTCGGCAGACTATGCACGCCAGATTTGTGGTGCGGGAAGTCAGCTGGCGCGTATGGTCGAGGCTTATCGCCAGACCGACCCGTTTGGTGAGCTGTATGTGATTGCCGTTCCTGAATCCACGGGCGCGGCGGCAACGGTTACGCTGACGGTGACCGGGGCGGCAACCGAAACCGGCACGGTGAATGTCTATGTGGGACGTACCCGCGTGCAGGCTCCGGTGACCAACGGCGATAACGTCACGACGATTGCCAGCAGTATCCAGGATGCCATCAATGCCGTTCCGGCCCTGCCGTTTACGGCTTCATCTTCGGCAGGCGTGGTCACACTGACCGCGCGTCATAAGGGGCTTTGCGGGAATGAAATTCCTGTCAGCCTCAATTACTACGGCTTTGGTGGGGGCGAAGTGCTGCCAGCGGGCGTACAGATTGCCGTGGCGACGGGTACCGCCGGAACGGGTGCTCCGGTTCTCACCGGCGCGGTGGCTGCAATGGCGGATGAGCCGTTTGATTATATCGGCCTGCCGTTCAACGACACGGCCTCCGTTAACACGCTGGTGACCGAGATGAACGATACCAGCGGTCGCTGGAGCTATGCGCGTCAGCTGTATGGTCATGTGTATACGGCAAAGATCGGCACGCTGTCAGAACTGGTGACCGCAGGTGACCAGTTTAACCAGCAGCACATTACCCTGGCGGGGTACGAAAAAGAGACCCAGACGCCTGCCGACGAACTGGCGGCAAGCCGTACCGCCCGCGCAGCGGTGTTTATTCGCAACGATCCGGCACGTCCCACGCAGACCGGTGAGCTGGTGGGTATGCTGCCTGCGCCGAAGGGGAAACGGTTCACGATGACCGAACAACAGACCCTGCTGTCTCATGGCGTGGCAACGGCGTATGTCGAAAGCGGGGTACTGCGCATTCAGCGTGATGTCACCACGTACAGGAAAAACGCTTACGGGGTTGCGGATAACAGCTACCTCGACAGCGAGACTCTGCATACCAGCGCGTATGTACTGCGCAAACTGAAATCCGTCATTACCAGTAAGTACGGGCGTCACAAGCTTGCCAGTGACGGTACCCGCTTTGGTCCCGGTCAGGCGATTGTCACCCCGGCGGTGATCAAAGGGGAACTGCTGGCAACCTACCGTCAGCTTGAGCGTGCGGGGATCGTGGAAAACTACGCACTGTTTAAGCAGTACCTGGTTGTGGAGCGTGATGCCAGCGATCCGAACCGCCTGAACACGCTGTTCCCGCCTGACTATGTTAACCAGTTGCGTGTCTTTGCCGTGGTTAACCAGTTCCGTCTTCAGTATTCAGAGGAGTCCGCATAATGGCCCGTATCGGGGGAACCTGTTATTTCAAAATTGACGGTCAGCAGCTATCGCTGACCGGCGGCATTGAGGTGCCCATGAACAGGACGGTCAATGATGACATCATCGGCCTGGACGGTTCAGTGGACCGCAAGGAAACTCACCGTGCGCCTTATGTCAAAGGGACCTTCAAGGTGCCGAAGAATTTTCCGGTGAGCAAAATCACCTCGTCTGATGAGATGACCATCACTGCCGAGCTGGCGAACGGTCAGGTCTATGTACTGTCGTCTGCCTGGCTGCACGGCGAAGCGAACCATAATGCCGAAGAAGGCACGGTCGATCTTGAGTTCCACGGTGAAGAAGGGGATTACCAGTAATGAAAGAGCTTGAGTTAAAGAAACCGATTACCGCTCATGGCGAGACACTCTCCGTACTGGAGTTTGATGAGCCCACCGGGAAAGATGTCCGCGAGCTGGGGTATCCCTACCAGATGAATCAGGATGAGTCCGTCAGACTTCTGGCGCATGTGGTGTCGAAATACATTGTGCGGCTGGCGAAAGTGCCGCAAAGCTCTGTCGACCAGATGTCTCCGGCAGACCTGAATGCAGCGGCGTGGCTTGTGGCTGGTTTTTTCCTCCAGGCCTGACGGCTGAATACCTCACTGATCGCTTCTTTGACTGCGCCAGCTACTGGCGCATTAATCCCTTCGAATTGCTGAATATGCCGATCAGTGAAATTCCCTTGCTGGTCAGTCAGGCAAACAGGATAGAGCAGGAGAAACGCACACATGGCTGAATTTGAGCTTAAGGCGTTGATCACCGGTGTCGACAGGCTTTCTCCCGCGCTGTCGAAAATGCAAAAGAAAATCCGGGGATTTAAACGCCAGGCGGAAGAAGCGTCACAGGGTGGGCTGGCGCTTGGTGGAGGACTGGCAGCGGGGCTGACGCTTTCCCTGAAATCTTATGCCGATCAGGAAAACGCCGCTACCGGGCTGAAAGTCGCCATGATGGATGCGAACGGCGAGGTTGGAAAGAGCTTTCAGGACATCAATAAACTGGCTATTGGCCTGGGTAACCAGCTACCCGGTACAACGGCTGATTTCCAGAACATGATGCAGATGCTGGTGCGTCAGGGGATCCCGGCAGAAAACATTCTGGGTGGTGTGGGTAAAGCGACAGCTTATCTTGCGGTACAACTGAAAAAAACACCGGAAGCGGCTGCTGAGTTTGCTGCAAAGATGCAGGATGCTACCGGAACGGCGTCAGAAGACATGATGGGGCTGTTCGACACTATCCAGAAGGCGTTTTATCTGGGCGTTGACGATACCAACATGTTGTCCTTCTTCACTAAAACCAGTTCTGTTCTGAAGATGGTGAACAAGGACGGTCTTCAGGCTGCACAGAGCCTTGCCCCCATCAGCGTCATGATGGATCAGATGGGGATGAACGGGGAGTCGGCAGGTAACGCCCTGCGAAAAGTTATCCAGTCCGGATTAAGCGTTAAGAAAATCAGGGACGTCAATAAAATCATGGCCCGCCAGAAACTCGGGGTACAGCTCGATTTTACTGACGGCAAAGGGAGTTTTGGCGGTCTTGATAACATGTTCAGGCAACTGGCAAAGCTGCGAAAACTGACCGACGTTAAGCGAACAGGCGTACTTAAGGCAATATTTGGTGATGATGCCGAAACCCTTCAGGTGGTCAATGCACTAATCGATAAAGGAAAGGATGGCTACGATCAGATCCAGCAGAAGATGAATAAACAGGCCAGCCTGAATAAACGTGTTCAGGCTCAGCTTGGTACGCTGTCCAACCTGTGGGAGGCAATGACGGGGACCGCAACTAACGGTCTTGCAGCTATTGGCGGCGCATTTTCTGGTGACGCCAAAAATATCACGCAGTGGCTGGGGGAGTTGGGGGAGAAATTCACGAAGTTTGCGGATGAAAATCCCCGGGTTATTCGCGGCGTCGTCGGGCTTGCTGCCGGTCTTGCGATTCTGAAGCTGGGATTGATGGGCGTGGGCGGTGCCATCAGTATTGTCAGCAGGATCATGTCGATGACGCCGATTGGCATGATTGCGACGGCGATAGCCCTGGCTGCGGGATTAATTATCACTAACTGGGATGTTGTCGGACCTTATTTTAAGAAACTCTGGGAAACCATTGGTCCTTATTTTGAGGCTGGCTGGGAACTTCTGAAGAAGGTTTTTGCCTGGTCGCCGCTGGAGATGGTGATCAATAACTGGGGACCGGTTGTTAAGTGGTTTCAGGATATGTGGGATAAGCTGAAGCCAATTATTGAGTGGTTTACCGACAGTTCCGGTGACACGGTCGATGCCATTAACTCTGCGCAGTGGGGCGCGGGTGCTTATGATGCTTATGGGACGGGAATACCGGCACGGGGATACACACCTTATCCGGCGGTAGATCTGGCTCAGTCAAACAACGCCTCCGGTGCCACAGGCCCGAATCCCTTCATGATTAACAAAGCTTCTGCGCCAAAAGTTGATGGTGAGATCAAGGTCTCTTTTGTGAATTCGCCTCCGGGTATGCGGGTTATGGAAACGCGATCCAGCGGTTTTGATGTCAGCCATGATGTTGGCTATACGCGCTTTGGCAGGTAATGAAAAATTAATCTGTTAATGAGTCCCACTCCGGTGGGATTTTTTATGTACGGAGTTTATATGACGTGGAAAGACAGACTTCAGGACGCGTCATTTCGCGGTGTGCCTTTTAAGGTTGAAGAAGAAAGTACGGGAACCGGTCGTCGTGTGGAAACGCACGAATACCCGAACCGCGACAAACCCTATACCGAAGACCTGGGGAAAATCACTTTCCGCCCGTCCATCACGGCTTATGTGGTGGGAGATGACTGCTTTGACCAGCGCGATCGCCTGATTGACGCGCTGAATAAACCCGGTCCCGGCACGCTTGTCCATCCGACATACGGTGAGCTGAAAGTCTGTGTTGACGGAGAAGTTCGGGTCAGCACATCGAAGAGTGAAGGGCGTATTGTCCGCTTTGACCTGAAGTTTGTCGAAGCGGGAGAACTCTCTTACCCCACTTCAGGTGCGGCGACGGCGCAGACGCTGATGTCATCCTGTTCTGCACTGGATGACTGCATCAGTGACAGCTTCAGAGGTTTCAGTATCGATGGCGTGGCGGATTTCGTGCAGAACGACGTTATCGGTAATGCCAGCATAATGCTTGGGTATGTTTCTGATGCGATGAAAGTGGTGGATTCTGCCGTATCGGATGCCGCCAGGCTGTTGCAGGGGGATATCTCGGTACTTCTGCCGCCGCCATCGTCAGGCAAAAATTTCGTTGAGCAGGTGCAGAAAATGTGGCGTACCGGGAAACGCCTTTATGGTAACGCCAGCGACCTGGTCACCATGATCAAAACGCTTTCCGGTGTCAGCCTCGGCAGCGATCTGCAACCGCGCGGCGTCTGGAAAACGGACAGTAAAACCACCGCTACGGCGACGCAGCAGCGTAACGTGGTTGCCAGCACCCTTCGTACGACCGCAATCAGCGAAGCGGCGTATGCCGTCACCCGATTGCCTGCGCCAACAACTTCCGCGGTGATGCAGAATGCCGCAGTGGGGCAGGCAACAACAGCTGCGCAGAGCACCGGCTGGCCTTCCGTCACGCATCCGGCACTGAACAATGCACCGGCGGTGAAAAACACAGTTGACCTGCCGACGTGGGAAGAACTGACTGACATTCGCGACACACTGAATACGGCAATTGATAAGGAGTTGTCCCGTACAACCAGTGATGCGCTGTTTCTGGCGCTGCGCCGGGTGAAAGCAGATCTGAATGCGGATATCAACACGCGCCTTGAACAGTCTGCACGGATCATTCAGCGCACACCGGATGAGGTTTTACCCGCGCTGGTGCTGGCGGCGACCTGGTTTGATAACGCGGCGCGTGACGCGGACATTATTCGGCGTAATGCCATTACGCATCCCGGCTTTGTGCCGGTGATCCCTCTGAAGGTGCCAGTGCAATGAACGACAATGTCACGCTACGGGTAAATGGCCGGGAGTGGAATGGCTGGACATCGGTGCGCATCGGTGCCGGTATTGAACGGCTGGCGCGGGATTTCAGTGTGGAGATCACCCGCCAGTGGCCGGGTGATGAGGGTATCACCACGCTTCAGCCGCGCATTAAAAACGGTTCAAAAGTGGAGGTGCTGATTGGTGATGAGCTGGTGATCACCGGCTGGGTGGAGGCGACGCCCGTTCGTTACGATGCCCGTTCGGTCAGCACCGGTATTGCCGGACGTAGTCTGACCGCTGACCTGATTGACTGTGCAGCCGAACCGACACAGTTTAACGGACGATCGCTGGTACAGATTGCGCAGGCGCTTGCTGCGCCTTTCGGCATTGAGGTGGTGAACAGTGGTGCGCCGTCGGGTGTTATTCCTGATGTCCAGCCTGATCACGGTGAAACGGTGATCGAGGTGATCAACAAAATACTCGGTCAGCAGCAGGCGCTGGCTTACGACGACCCGCACGGCAGGCTGGTGATTGGCGGTATTGGCTCAACGCGGGCACATACCGCGCTGGTACTCGGGGAAAACATCCTTTCCTGCGATACGGAGAAGAGTATCCGGGAGCGGTTTTCAGTTTACCAGGTGGCGGGGCAGCGTGCCGGAAACGACGATGATTTCGGTGAGGCCACCACCACCGCGCTGCGGGCCCGCACAGAGGACGCATTTATTGCCCGTTACCGTCCGATGTATATCAGGCAGACAGGGCAGGCTACGGGGGCAGGCTGTATTGCGCGTGCTGACTTTGAAGCCCGACAACGGGCGGCGCGGACGGATGAAACCACCTATGTGGTGCAGGGCTGGCGACAGGGTAACGGTACGCTGTGGCAGCCCAACCAGCGGGTGATTGTCTTCGATCCGGTCTGTGGTTTCGACAATACCGAACTGCTTGTCTCGGAAGTCACGTTTACTCAGGACCAGAACGGCACCCTGACGGAAATCCGTGTCGGCCCACCTGATGCTTATCTGCCTGAACCCGAAGCCCCCGGCGCGCGGAAAAAGAAAAAGGCCAGAGTACAGGAGGACCCGTTCTGATGAAGGCGATTGAAACCATACAGCGACAACTCTTCGGCCTGATTGGGCGGGCGGTGGTGAAAAGCATCAGTGCCGCCACGAAATGTCAGACCGTGGATGTGTCCCTGATTGCCGGTGAACCCAAAGCCGGGGTTGAACATCTTGAACCCTACGGTTTTACCGCAAGGGCAAACAGCGGTGCGGAAGCGGTGGTGTTGTTTCCGGATGGTGACCGTTCTCATGCGGTGGTTGTTACGGTGTCGGACCGGCGCTACCGCCTGAAAGGGCTGCAGACGGGTGAGGTGGCTGTCTATGACGATCAGGGGCAGTCCGTGACGCTGACCCGGGAGGGGATCGTGGTGGACGGTGCAGGTAAAACGATCACGTTTCGCAATTCACCTAAAGCACGTTTTGAAATGGACCTGGAAGTGACAGGACAGGTGAAAGACCTGTGCGACTCCGGCGGCACCACCATGTCAGCGATGCGGCTTGCCTATAACGGGCATCGTCACAGAGAGAACGGTCAGGGCAGTAACACCGACAAACCTGATAAAGCGATGGAGGCATGATGGAACTGTGGCTGACGGTGAACGGTAAACGCACCTGCGCCAGCGCACCGCTGGATCCGCTGACCCGCGCTGTGGTGATTTCCCTGTTTACCTGGCGGCGGGCGGAGCCTGATGACAACGCCGACGTCCCGATGGGATGGTGGGGGGATACCTGGCCTGCGGTACAGAATGACCGTTACGGCTCCCGACTGTGGCTGCTTCAGCGCAGCAAATTGACCAATCAGCTGGTGCAGACGGTAAGGGGGTATATCCGCGAATGCCTGCAATGGATGATTGATGACGGCGTGGTGTCCCGTATTGATCTGGATATCCGCCGCACCGGGATTAATGAACTGGGTAACAGTATCACCCTCTGGCGTCGTGACGGACCGGTAATGATTTCTTTTGATGATCTGTGGAGTGCGATAACGCATGGCGGACAGTGAATTTCAGCGCCCGACGCTGGCAGAAAATATCAGTATGCTCCGTAACGATTTATTCGCCAGGCTGGACGTCAGCGACACGCTCCGGCGCATGGATGAAGACGTGCGGGCAAAGGTGTATGCGGCGGCGCTGCATACGGTTTACGGGTACATCGATTATCTGGCAATGAACATGCTGCCTGACCTGTGCGATGCGTCCTGGCTGGCGCGACATGCTGCGATGAAACGGTGTCCGCGCAAGGGGGCCACGGCTGCCAGCGGGTATATGCGCTGGGAAGGTGTCAGCGATGGCCTGAAGGTGACCGCCGGGAGTGTTATTCAGCGCGATGACCTGGTTCAGTACACGGCAACTGCCGATGCAACCAGCTCCGGTGGTGTCCTGCGCGTGCCGATCGCCTGCTCAAGTGCAGGCGCGGTCGGTAACGCTGACGACGGTACGTCATTAATCCTGGTCACGCCGGTTAATGGTCTGCCGTCTTCCGGCGTGGCAGATACCCTGACAGGTGGATTTGATACTGAAGAGCTGGAAACGTGGCGCGCCCGCGTCATTGAGCGGTATTACTGGACGCCTCAGGGCGGGGCTGACGGGGACTATGTCGTCTGGGCTAAAGAAGTGCCCGGCATTACCCGCGCATGGACATACCGTCACTGGATGGGAACGGGAACTGTCGGTGTGATGATTGCCAGCAGTGACCTGATTAATCCCATTCCGGAAGAATCAACGGAAACGGCAGCAAGACAACATATCGGGCCACTGGCCCCGGTGGCAGGCTCTGATTTGTATGTATTCAGGCCGGTGGCACATACGGTGGATTTTCATATCCGCGTGACGCCGGACACACCGGAAATACGGGCTGCCATTACCGCGGAGTTGCGTTCGTTCCTGCTGCGTGATGGTTATCCGCAGGGAGAACTGAAGGTATCGCGTATCAGTGAGGCGATTTCCGGTGCGAACGGGGAATACAGCCATCAGTTGCTTGCACCGGTGGACAATATCTCCATTGCGAAAAACGAACTGGCGGTACTGGGGACGATTTCATGGACGTGACAAACGATGATTACATCCGCCTGTTATCGGCACTGTTGCCGCCCGGTCCGGCGTGGTCAGCCAGCGATCCGGCGATTGCCGGTGCGGCACCGTCATTAACCCGTGTTCATCAGCGTGCGGATGCCCTGATGCGGGAGCTGGATCCGCGCACCACCACTGAACTGATAAACCGCTGGGAGCGTCTGTGCGGTCTGCCGGATGAATGTATTCCGGCGGGAACGCAGACCCTTCGCCAGCGTCAGCAACGGCTGGATGCGAAGGTTAACCTGGCGGGCGGCATCAACGAGGATTTTTATCTTGCACAGCTTGCTGCCCTGGGCAGACCAGATGCCACCATCACGCGATACGACAAAAGCACGTTCACCTGCTCATCGGCCTGTACTGACGCGGTGAATGCGCCGGAATGGCGGTATTACTGGCAGGTCAACATGCCAGCCACCACCAACACCACCTGGATGACATGTGGCGATCCCTGTGATTCCGCACTGCGTATCTGGGGCGACACCGTTGTCGAGTGTGTGCTTAACAAACTCTGCCCGTCGCATACCTACGTAATTTTTAAATATCCGGAGTAATCCATGCATCGTATAGACACGAAAACCGCGCAGAAGGATAAGTTCGGCGCGGGTAAAAACGGTTTTACCCGTGGTAACCCCCAGACTGGCACGCCTGCCACCGATCTGGATGATGACTACTTTGACATGTTGCAGGAAGAACTTTGTAGCGTTGTTGAGGCATCCGGTGCCAGTCTTGAGAAGGCGCGGCACGACCAGCTGCTTACCGCGCTTCGTGCGCTGCTGTTAAGCCGCAAGAATCCGTTTGGCGATATCAAATCGGATGGCACGGTGAAAACGGCTCTCGAAAACCTTGGTTTGGGAGAAGCGGCAAAACGGGATGTGGGGACAGGGGAAAATCAGATACCGGACATGGCCTCTTTTGCCAGTGGTGATGGGTGGATGAAATTACCCAACGGGAAAATCCTGCAATATGGTCGTGGTGCGGTTACGCCGACATTATCGACGCAAACAATGAGAATTACATTCAGCATCCCTTTCCCCAAAAAAGCGGACTGCGCCATGCTTACTCATTCTGGTGATGGCGGTGCGCCTTTAGGCGCTGGGCGAGGGTTCGTGATGACTGCAGAAGGCCCAACGTTAACCGGCTTTAATTCTGCTTACAGAACGTCATCAACCAGCGACACGGTATCGATGAATTACAGTTGGTGGGCTGTTGGTGAGTAATTTTATTCAGGGTGATTTATATGAACGAATATGTTTATAGCGCAAGGCATAATGCTTTTTTCCCTGTGGATATGATTGATAAATATAAATCAGAGGGATGGGATTTATCAGACGCTAAGGAAGTAAATCAAAATATTATCAGTGAGTTTATGGCTGAACCGCCACAAGGAAAAATCCGTATTGCCGGAGATGATGGGCTGCCTGCGTGGGCAGATATTCCTCCACCCACGCATGAAGAGCTTATTGAAATTACTGAATCAGAAAGACAGCTACTAATTAACCAGGCCAACGAATACATGAACAGTAAGCAATGGCCCGGTAAAGCCGCTATTGGTCGTCTGAAAGGTGAGGAACTGGCGCAATATAATTTGTGGCTGGATTATCTGGATGCACTGGAGCTGGTTGATACCTCCAGTGCGCCAGATATTGAATGGCCTACGCCTCCGGCAGTTCAGGCCAGATGACATCCGGCGCGGTGCTGGTATCTGTTGCCGTCACTGCGTCAATGTAATCCAGCACAGCGTTAAGCCGGGTTGTTTCTGCCTGCGTCAATTTACGTCCGGCCTGCAATTTCAGCTGAATCAGACTGATGGAAGCCATAGCAGCATCAATCAGATGCTGTTTCATTAATTCAGATGCTGCAACCAATTCATCATGAGTTGGTTGTGCGGGTTCTGCCAGTACAGGCAGTCCGTTACTGTCTGCCGTAATATTCTTTCCTGCCTCCTGACCAGCAATAAGTGCGTCATATACTTCATCACTGATTTCTACTGCGTCACCGGGTATATAAGAGGATATATCGGAGTTATAAAGAGCAATCGGAGCAGATGTAAAATATTTCATTGTTTTCTCCATTTACCAGCCAATTGCCAGCCAACACCATGTTGCAGGTGATGATTCACTGCCTGTACTCATATTTTGCCCTGTCCATGATGCTGATGTTCTTCCTGGCATATAGAACCGAACATTCGATAAATCCGTAGACGCTGTCGCAAAGTCATGCGCAAAAATCGCAATACACGCATTTGGAAATGCGGATGGGAAGGTAATAACACCATTGCTTGCTGAGCTGGATATCTGAGATGCCTGAATAATAAACTCCCTGTTAACGCCGTTAATAACTACCGGGATTTTTGCTGTCAACGTATTACCGTTAATGACAAGTGCAGCGGCAGACATTTTTGCCGCCTCTCCCAAACCAACGTTTATGAAAATGCAGAAATAGCGCGCAAATGGCATCGTTCCTGTTTTTGTCAGGAGGAGCTATCATGCTTATTGGCTATGTTCGCGTATCAACAAATGACCAGAACACCGATCTACAACGTAATGCGTTGAACTGTGCAGGATGCGAGCTGATTTTTGAAGACAAGATAAGCGGTACAAAGTCCGACAGACCGGGGCTGAAAAAGCTGCTCAGGACACTATCGGCAGGAGACACTCTGGTTGTCTGGAAGCTGGACAGGTTGGGGCGCAGTATGCGGCATCTTGTTACGCTGATAGAAGAGTTGCGTCAGCGTGGCGTGAATTTCCGAAGCCTGACTGACAGTATTGATACCAGCACCCCAATGGGCCGTTTCTTTTTTCATGTCATGGGTGCCCCGGCTGAAATGGAGCGTGAACTGATTGTTGAACGAACAAAAGCTGGACTGGAAGCTGCTCGCGCACAGGGACGAATTGGTGGACGTCGTCCCAAACTTACACCAGAACAATGGGCGCAGGCCGGGCGATTAATTGCATCAGGCGTTCCTCGCCAGAAGGTGGCGATCATCTATGATGTTGGTATATCGACACTGTATAAGAAGTTTTCGGTCGGAGATAAATGAAACCGTAGCACGTCGTATGCAAGATCGTGCTGCGGTTTATGCTTATCACTTAAAGACTCAAAAATTAGGTGAGTAACGGACCGGGGACATAGCTCCTTTTTTTCTTAATTCATCTGGTATTTTTTTTCCAAGATAAAGATTTGCTATTTCAGGTGGGGCTTCTCGGCCTTCAAAACCATAGCGAGAACTTTGTGTTGCCTCAAAGTCAGGATCCTCGTCCCAGTATTTCATCGTAGGGAAATTTTCACGTGTTGATTTGAGCCATTTATCAGCAATGAAAACCCCTCGAACGATTCCCCTTACAGTAGCAAGAATGACTTCTGCTTGGCTGGCGCGAGAGACATTAATGCGCCAGCTAAATCGAACCGCATCATAAAGCTCTGAATCCTTTGCACTTCTGTTAACGGAAATCATTAATGCTTTATGATGAAATGTTATGGTTTCGGGTTGATATGTTGCTATCAACTCTTTGACATGCGCGGCGCCGAATTCATTGCTGCCAGCACCATTCATGATATTCGTTAACCCAGGGTAGGCATCAATAAGTGCAGCTTCAACTTCGTACGCCGTCTTTTCATCAGTCATTCCGTGTCGATGGATGACATGGATAACTTCAAGTCCTGCTAACCTTATTTCTCTGATTTGCTTTAGCTTGTTGCTCAGTAACTCGTCATCATCAGTCGCTGCCACTTCACCGCGCATATGGGCAAATACGCGGTTACCTTTGCCTTTCCCTACATAGAAGGTGCTTCCGTCCCTAGGATCAATCAATCGGTATACATACCAGCCAAGGTGTTCAATTACTCCAGAAGGAAACTCAGTAATATCCATTTTGCAATATCTGTGAATTATTTGTGAGACGTATATTAATGAACATTGCAAGGGCTCACAACTAGTAGTGTTGAGAAAGCCATCGGGAAAATGAGGCTAACCCTTTGAATTTACATAGCGCAAAAAGATACCTTTCCTCATAATGTGAGCTAATTTTATGTTTCGTTTGATGATCGGGTCGGTCTCGAAAACCGGAGTAGGGGCAACTCTACCGGGGGTTCAAATCCCCCTCTCTCCGCCACTTTATCAATGACTTATCTCCCGACTTCCCGCCTTGCTTTTCCTAAACAGAACAATCGTAGAATATTCTTGAAGGGTTAGATCGTCACTGTTTTCTGTTCGATACTGTGACATTCAGCACTTGATTCGCTATGGATCTGACAGGAAGGTTTTGAGCGAAAATCTGCAGTTATTCAGTCGTTTTCTTATCGGTCACCATTATTCTTTTAGACATTGATCCTACAAAGCTGCCGCAAAGTTGGTGGTGGGAACTGAAGTTGCGTAGAGAAGGGGTCAATACCCGGAGGCAAACATGGGCTGGCAAAAGTGTAGCGGTATTAGGCGCAGCTATTTAGCCTAGTTATGTTTTATGAAAACTTGATATCATATAAGTGTCTTACTTATTGGCTGTAAATAAGTTTTTCCTAAGGAATTGTTTCTTGAGTATCATTTGTAACTGTAACGGAATTTATAATCCTTTGCTTTATTGTTACGGTATTTTTTATCACACCCTATTTTTAGTGGTTTTTTATACTGAAGTTTGGCAAAGTGAACTTTATATACATATACTTCATCCTGGTTTCAGTTAAATTGGGTGGATGATATGGCAACTACATGTTCAGTTATATTGATTTTGGAGTCCTTTGATGTTTATTTCGGAAAAGAGAGTGTGTTTCTGGAGAGAGGTTCATCTGTACTTGTCGACTCTAGCTCTAGAGATTTTTTCCTGACATATCCTGAAAGAGTGATAGTGGCGGATTTTGGCGCTGAGTTTATTAGTCGCTATTTGAAAGCTAATAACTTAAGGGATATTTCTGATTGTAGGGAATATCCATCTTATTTAAAAATAAACTTTGCTGACTTCAGTTTAATTAAAGGATTAATTAGTTGGGCTAATCACTGTGCTGAATACATAGAAATTTTTGATGAGTCTATTGCTTTTACATGTCTCTCTGCATTTTCTTCTGAAAAACAATTTGGAGTATTTCTGTTTGGATGTTTGAAAAGCACAGGGGCTAAAGTTAAAACGATTATTCATACGGATTTATCTGCACCATGGCGTCTTAAGGATATATCATCAAGATTATATCTCAGCGAAAGTTTACTAAAGAGGAAATTGAAAGAAGAGGGGGTATCATTCAGTAAGATCATACTTGATGAGAGGATGCAAATGGCTGAATATTTACTCAGCACTCGTTGTTATCCTATTAGTAAAGTAGCTAAGGTCTGTGGTTATGCCAGTGTCTCATACTTTACTTATGTATTTAGACGTTATTTTGGTGTTTCTCCAAGTCAATACTCTCAGAGGAGTTCAGAAAGTAAAATTCTTACTCACCAGGGAATCTGA